GTGCTATGGGTCTATCCCATAGCGCGCTATGTAATCTAAATGGTTGATTACTGCAACCACAGTTTGTTTACGCTTTTTGATTTCTATTAACCTTCGTTTACGATCTTCGTTTACGATAACCTGATGATTTCGATTAGTATTGTGAATTGTGTATTGTTTTTTGTACACCACAACCCGAACACGCTCTTTTTGTGTTCAAAGTCACGTTCATGTCTAGACTATTCCGGCAACAATTTATTGCACCGGTAAGACAAAATGACGGTAAGATTGAATTGCAACCTCAATCATCCCGTAACCTATATGGTATTACATGAACACCCATTAATTTGGCAACAACAGTTTAACAATTCGGCATACCCACAAATGCCTTAGTTCTTTACGTCCTCTTGGTGAGGCTATAAACTATCCCGTTTGTGCTGTTCTACGCAAGACAGCTGGTAAAACAAAGCTCTTCTTCTAATCCTGCAGAGTGTGTCCACTTTGAAGAATTGTTAAGGATTGCGCCAATAATGTAATCCAAAACGTCCCTCGTACTATTCTACGGGGTCACATCACATTTTATTCTTAAAATGGAGTTCAGTCAAATGGGGAGGACAATTTCGTCCCCTACTCTCAGCCAAAGCTGTAAAACGACTCGCTCTTCGGAGAATGATTTCTTGAATGGATCAGATCCCTCACCGCAAAGGAGGCAAAATAATCGGTTTCTTGATTTAACCGGCATTACGTCCAATAATCAAAACAGACAGTTTGTGAATAGCGTAGATTCACTACCCCTTTCTAACACAGAGTTTCAACAACTCGAAGCTTTACAAGAATTAAATAAAAAAGAAAATAAAAAAGAAAATAAAAAAGATAACTATATATTTGAAAAACACTCCCGCTTCGCCATTCCCAAAGATGAATGGTATGATGATCGTAGCTGTTGGTATTGCGATGCCACCATTCAGCAACCTAAGAAAATCAACTATTCACCCCACAAAGATCGATATCGCTTTAGGCGTATAGGCAGACAAGCAGCCAAGCACCAATCTCAAGTTAAGCAGATGGTGGCTCAAGGTTCTGGTTTGATAGGTGAAATGAACAACTTGCGTGAAACCATCTCGAATGTTTCCGATGCAATTGGCGCAGTTACGGAGATGATGACTCGTGTCAAGAAAGCAGTTCAATTCGATGAAGAAGACAACACCATGGCTGCACTTTTCTCGCGCTTGGAAGGTTTGATTTTGTTGATTTTCGATCTCAACAGTCGTTCCTCATTGAAAGATATGGTGATTCCAGTCCTGCAATACATCAAGTCTTGGCAAGGATCCACTAGTCTAACGGAAACTGTTTGTAAGTGGGCCAAGCAAATACTCACTGAAAAATCTGATGGTTCTTCACTCGATGATGATGATTTCTTTTCAACGGTGGAAGGCCCCTTGAACCAACAGGCTGGTTGGTTTTCAAAGAATTGGCAAGCTCTTACTGATGGCCCATTTGGCAGACGGCTCGCAAGTCTTATTAATTTCCTCATCATAAGCGGCTTAGCACCTGAAACAGTTTCCAACAAGCTCACAGTCGAAGTTTACAAAGCTGTGCATGTTGCGGCAGAGAGGAAGAAGAATCCTTCCATATTTCACCACCTTTTTGGGACTCTCGATTGGATGGCTGACTGTGTCATACCGGCCATTTCGACTGGAAATCTTTCACTTTTGCTCACTGACGCAGACACTGATGAAGTTGACCAGGCCTTCCGTAACAGTCTTGATGCTGTTCACCTCAATGTCACTGGTCAAATGAAGCTGTGCAAGGAGAAGTATGGCATAGCTGATGAGGCCGAATTGTTGGTGTACCTTACGAATACGAGCCTGTCCATATTGACCTTGAAAAAGCGCACAGACGATTCCGTTCTAGTGCGCGAACTCAATCATCGTCTCATAACCATGGATAAGATTGCAGCTGATGTTCAAGCTCACTGGCACGAGGCTGGTCTTCGCGTTAAGCCCTATGCTGTTTACATCTACGGCGGTTCATCTTTGGGCAAAAGCGTTCTCGCTGGGATCATATCCCATGCTATATGTGCCGTCAATGGTTTTCCACAGGGTAAAGAATATGTTTGCACCATCAACGGTTCTGATAAATATCAGTCCGATTTCCGATCTCAACACATTTGTGTCATCTTTGATGATATGGGCAACACCAAGCCTGAGAAGTGCGAGGGTAACCCACTCTTCGTGCTCATTCAATTTATCAACAATATGCATTGTAGTGCTCTCAGCCCCGAAGCAGATAAGAAGGGCAAGATGGACATTAGGAGTAAAATCGTCATCGTCACAAGTAATACAGCAGACCTCCATGCCTCTTTCTTTTCGGTTAATCCATCTTCCATAATGCGGCGTTTCGATTTGGTTGTGGACGTCAGACTCAAAGATGACTCTGTGGCGCCCGATGGCGGGCTCCACCCCCGGCACGCTGGCAACCCTCAACCTGACGCATGGGTCCTGAATATCGGCAAGGTCTGCATAAAGCGCAATCCCACTGAGACTCATAAGGATGATTGGAATGTTATTCCCATCAAGGAGGATGCGTCCGTCGTTGACTTGGTTGATTACTTGGCGGAGACAACACCCTCTTATTATGAGAAACAGGAGAAGATAGTCGAATCCTCCACTGACATGCATTTGAAGAAGCATTGTGAAGATCACCCGTTGTTTACCCTTCCTTGCGCCAAGTGCGAGGCGGCCAAGAAGGTTTTGCTCAGGGATTTTGACAATTATCTCACAAAGATCGAGCAGGACAAGGCTCCACCTCTCAAGGCTGAAGCTGGACCTTTCAGTTTCCTTTCCAAGGTGGAGAGAGACAAAAATGGCGAGGCTGTACTCAACCAGTTTTCTGAAGTCACAATGCAGTCAATGGTGACCGTTCCCACTTATGAGGACTACGCTCGCGGCATGGAAGATTATCCGTGTCATAAAGAAGGTGATGGTTTCGCCCACGCCCATCCTGGCTTTGGAGAAGCCCACTGGAAGCGAAGACTCAAGAGACTTTTGGTGGTGAAATTTCCCCCCTTGCGTGAAGCGGTTCACAAGCTCCGGCGGGATGTGGACATCCCGGCCGTGTGTAAAGTTCTGGCTGTGGCAGCCGGATTTGGTCTTACAGCTTTTGCCATCAATCGCTACTTCAACCCTCCACCCATGATAGCTGAGGGTGCAGTGTTGAGTAGAATACAGATGGCTTCGAGCACTCCACGCCAGATTGTTGAACGCGACAATAAGTATCATCGTGTCTACACTAACTCTCAAGATCTTCCCAACGCGTCTGTCTCAACTACACTCAATCAAATTGAGGGTGCCATTGACCGCAACCTTCATATAGTCACCATACAAGAATTTGATGAAACAGTGAACAAACCGATTGGTGCAGTTGAGTGGTGTAATTCCTTTCCAATTGGCGGAACCGAGTGGCTTATCACAGGCCATCAGTTCAAGAAGGACATCACTTACCGTGTTGAATTCATGACCCAGCCCAATCCGGGAGTGAAAAGATTCGTCTCTTTGGTTAATTCTACCAATTCCAGACCAGTCTTGGGCACTGATGCTGTGATTCTCAATCTTCCTGCTGGTGGTGACACAAAGAGATTCATCGACTACATGTTGGACGATTTTGATCCTGAAGTCATCAAGTCAGGCACGCCCATCTTCGTCTACCACGCACACAAGTCAGTGATCCAAGATAAGGACCAACCCTACGTTGCGCCTTCCGAGTACAAGATTTGTACCAAGATCAAAGCCATCGCCAACATTGAAGTTAAAGGTGTCGGCACATATTTTGGTATTGATTATGAAGCCGAGAATCACAATGGCATGTGTGGTTCCATGATTTTTACGGCGACCAGAAACCCCGTGCTCATTGGAATGCACTCTGCTGGTTTGGAAGGTACGAAGAGGTGTGGTGCGGTGCTTCTGCACAAAAAGGCCCTATTAGAAACCAAGAAGGCGTTTGAGGTTACAGTGGCTGAGACTACCCCTCTTAGGACGTCTATCTATGGTGTTGATGTTAGCACCACAACTGATGTCCATGCCCACAATGCGATCCATTTTCTGGAAAGTGAAGAAATGTATAATCTCGAAGCTTTTGGGCAGACGAAGTTGCCGCAATCCAGATTTAACAGTGATGTCCAACCATCTATTATCCAGAAAGAGTTGATTTTGGCTGGATTTGAGGTTAAGGACACCAAGCCACCAAAAAGTGCGGTCAGGCCCACAAGACATAGACACATGACAGGGGTCACCAAGATCAAGCCACCTGCTAATCCAAAGTACATCAAACTTGCTCAAGGCGATTTTATAGCTAAGATTGATGCAGTGTGTCTCGGTGAAAACCACGATTTTTTGAGGTTCGTCCATCCCTTGTCATATGATGATGCCCTTAATGGAGTTCCTGGTGTCAAGGGCTTTGAGCCCATCAATCCGAATACTTCCATCAATTTCCCACTCTCTGGACCCAAACACAAATTTTTAATGGAGTGTGAAGCACTCAAACATGAATTTGGTCTGGAGACGAAGCGATTTGTTAGAGTTGAAGTGGACGCCAATGGCGATAAACAGTTCATTTATGAATTGAATTTTGATCCAGCCAAAGCCGACGTCAGAGAGGAAACTGAAACGCTGCTTTCACTCATGGCTAATGGCCAAAGGGCCAACGTGACTTTCAAAACGCATTGCAAAGATGCGCCGATATCTTTTAAAAAGGCCGCCAACAACAAAATCAGAATCATTTCTGGTGCCCCCGTGGCCATGGTTATAGTATCCAGGTGCCTTACATTGGCACTTATCAATGCGATGACCTATTTCCCGACCATATTTGAAAGTGCCGTGGGTATAGATGCAGCTGGTAAAGACTGGCAGTTCTTGGCCGATTACCTACAGTCCATGTCGGGCGGCATTAGGTGTGGCGATGGTGACCACAAGGATTACGATTTGGACATCAGACCTGACTTTTCAAAGCCCAGCTTTGAGATCTTGAAGCATATTTTGGTGAAAGCCGACTTCCCACAAGATCTCCTAGACGTCTATGATGGATTTGCCACTGAGTGCATCTATCCAGTTTACGAGTCTTCAGGGTTCATTTTTAAAGCCTTTGGCTCTGGTCCGTCAGGACACCCGTTGACGGTCGTGATCAATGGGTTGGTTGGGTGTTTGTATCTCCGATATGCTTACTACTCAATGCACGCCAAGCAATTGCCAGAGGGGCAGTCGATGCAATTGGGCACGATTCCTTATTTTCATGAGAGAGTCGCCTTGATCACTTATGGCGACGACAACAACTTCGACACCCATCCAGATGAGCCACTTTTCAACATGATTAGCGCACATGACGAACTTGCACTTATTGGTATTAGTTACACAGATGCCAACAAAAAGGTCTCTGAAGTGCCATTTAAGACCATTGACGAGATCAGTTTTCTCAAGCGCACTTTTCATGTGCACCCAGAACTGAAGGCTAGGGTTGGGGCCCTGGATCTTGATTCAGTGAATCGTTCTCTCCTTTTCTCTAAAGGTTTGCCTAAGGGTTCAGTGGTCTCTATGGCTGAAATCACCGCTGGCAACATGTCCCAGGCTCTCTCAGAAGCCTATTTGCATGGTGAAGGTGTGTACAAGGAGTACGCTAACCTTTTCAGCACCCTTTTGGATGTCGTGGATGAGGAGGGATTCAAAATACGCGACTATTATAGGCCACCTTCAGTGGAAGACTTGAAAGCGCGCTATGAATCCACTGTTTGCTGTTATCCTGAGGCTTTGGCGCGATTGAGCGGTCCCCGAGAGCCACAGAGTGGTTTGTGGCAGGATGAGGATGAAGACATGAGTGAGGCTGGGAGTGTCGATTCGGAAGAGGACTATGGTCTCTACCCACCCACATATGTTCTGTTGCGTTACCTAAGTAGACTTGGCCACGACCATGAATTTATGGAGCATAACCTGCCTCATGAACTCTGCGAGTATTTGAGGCGTGCCTACATCGCTGAGGATGACGTCGACAGAGAATATTGTGAGGCTGCAATTTGGTATTGCTTTGAAAATAATACCACGAAGGGGCCGACAAATGTGCGTGGAACACCAAGACCATACACGTTTGTGCGCGATGTGAAGTTCCGAATCTGGTGTGCAACTAAAGCCAAGCACATCAGTGATTTTGAGGTCATGCGTCTTGATCACTACCTTTTCGGAGAAGATTGTAGATTGAGCAACTTCACGGCCCTGGTGAGAACAGAAGCTTCAGAAATCGTGGGTAGGCGCATAGCTAGGAGCGTCCTCAACGCATCTATGAAATACATCTGTGACAGAGTGGATTCATCACTCATTGGATTTAGCAATGGGGAGCAGCCCAGAGCGATTTCTCTGGTTCGTTGCTTAAGGCGCAAGGAGGTTGCGCTTGATGTTCCCATCCCCCCAGAGTTGGTAGACCACATTTGGTCTTTCTTGCAACCAGAGATGGTGCCAACTCCCATCACTGCTGATGGTCTAGAAGTTTTCGTCACGCCTAATTATGACGGCTTAGTGCTGCCAATTCAAGCTATAGCTGACGAAATGATCATAGCAACTGGAATTAAAATAGTCTACGACATGTTTGACTTGCAAGTTCCAACTATTCCGCTTGTTGCGAGATAGCTTAGTGAGCTTTCTTGCGTAAAAGAACTACATACTAACAACAATGTAAATAGGTGCTCAGATCCTTGCACGCAGTCAATTTTGGATCCTTGCAGTGTAGCCGACACTCAAAATCGGTTAGTATCGGATGATACGAATCTTGATGCCCAGGCGGGGCAATTTTGCTATGAAGCAGTGGGCGCTAAAGATCATGATCCTGGACTTACTCAGTTTTATGATCAAAACCCCTCATTTACTTGTGGCGTAGTTGACGAACCCGATCCAACGCGGGCTGCTACGAATGATCCAGATGCTGATCTGGGGAACTTCTTTGAAAGGCCCGTTGAGATTGCCACAATACAGTGGGGAGTCACGACAAAGCCTGATGATCTCCTGTACCCTTGGACATTGTGGATGCGGAATAAGCGTGTTGCCAACCGCTTGTCCAACTTTAAAAATTTCAGAGGTAACTTACACGTTAAATTTCTAATCAATGGGAATCAATTCTATTGGGGCCGAATGTTGGTATCTTATACACCGACCTATGTCGGAGGACTAATAACTACCGACAAAAGTTGGTTATCTTTGTTACCATCTAGTCAAAGGCCTCACATTTGGATTGACCCATCTACATCACAAGGCGGTGAGATGATTCTGCCGTTTTTCTGGAATAATGATTGCTTTGAGCTCACTAGTGGGTCCAGTCCCAATTCGTTGGGACAATTGTGGTATAATGCGTTGGTGCCTTTGGAACACACGCAGAGCTTGTCTAACCCAGTCACCATTACGGTTATGGCTTGGGCCACCAGTGTTGAACTGACAAGCCCTACCCAATCCAACGTCACCGGGTTAGTACCACAAGTGGGAGACGAATATGGCAAAGGCATCATTTCTAAACCTGCCAATTTGGTCGCTGCTATAGCTAGGAAGCTTGAAAAGGCGCCAGTCATAGGGCCGTATGCAATGGCCACTTCCATGGCTGCTGGAGCAGTGGGCAATGTGGCGAGTATGCTCGGGTATTCCCGCCCAAGAGCAATAGAACCTGCAAAGAAAGTTGAGGTGCAACAAACTGGTGATTTGGCGAATACGGATGCACCAGATGCCTCAATGACTTTGGCCTTCACATCCAAACAAGAGGTCACGATAGATCCACGAACGGCAGGTTTAGGGGGCCAAGATGAAATGGAGTTTTCGTATTTGGCATCTAAGCCATCGCTTTTTGAGCAAGTTGATTGGAATATTTCTGACTTGCGTTATCAGCCGTTGATTTCTATTGGCGTTACTCCCATGATGTATCGAGTGGACAACTTTACCACACCTGCTCCGAACCCTGGGTACGCCTTTACAACCACAGCCTTTGTGGCTCAACCGTTCACTTATTGGCGCGGATCAATGACCTATCGTTTTCAGGTTGTCGGCAGTGGCTACCATAAAGGGAGATTGTTAGCAGTTTGGGATCCTGTGCTTCCTCAATCGACACCTGAGTTGAATACAGTTTATTCTAAAGTGATAGACATCGCTGAAGAACGAGACTTTTCGATCACCGTTGGTTGGGGTAGTGATAGACCTGCATTGCTGGTTGCCGCCCCAGTCACATTGGGTTATCCCTCTGGTCCTTTTGCGAACAGAGGGCTCTACATCCCAGCCAGTGCTCGTGAAAATGGCACGTTGACAATTTATGTCCTTAATCCTTTGGTATCCTCAGGTGCCAATACGTCACCTGTGGAATTGTTGTGCCATTGTTATTCTAATGATTTGGAGGTCGTTGCCCCCACATCAGACAACATACACGACATCTCCTATCGCCCACAATCTGGTTTACTGGAGGCACAGAGCGGAGAGATACATCATGGTGACGATAACACCCCTGAAGTTGAGAATGCAGCAGAGGACGATGAAGATCTGGGCACTGTGGGTGGCAAATCCACAAATTTATCCATCATGGGTGTTCTTGCTGGAGAGCAAGTTACCAGCTTTCGCGTCCTTTTGAAAAGGTACTGTTTGAATAGATTCATACCTTATATTGCAGCTGTGGGTGCTGGGGGATACGCCAGAGTCACTTGGAGTGGCAATGGTTATTTTCCAAATCCTGGTGAGCCGCAAATTACGAATTTATTCGAAGGTTCCAATACCATTCAGGCCTATTTCACACGTGCATTCGCTGGATGGCGAGGTGCCACGAGATTCAAGTTGTTGCCTGCCACGAATGCCATTAGTGGCGGTACTAGCAGTTATTCTCTTCTAATCAATAGGGGAGATGCGTACTGGGCAGATCCAGACATCTCCACTGCCTTGATGGATAAGAATGGTGTCAGGAGTATGTATGATTTGGAAGAGAGTTGGTCGGGTTCTTTAGTGACCAATCCAGTGTCAGGTAATACCGCTCAATTTGAAATACCGTGGTATGCAGCCCAGCGATTCGCATTCACATCACCTGCAACATTTGGTTCCAGTGCCATTGGCTATGAGGCCACCTTGTTGCAGGCAAACCCCCTTAGCACTACCGTTACACTTTCTGGTGTATTTATGGAGTACGTTAGTGTAGGGGAAGATTTCAACACATTCTTCTTTGTTGGAGTACCACCACTCTTCCAGAAGAATCTTCCATAGCATTTAAAAGACGTTGTAGCGCGTCTCTCACATTGTGAGTTGCAAGGCTACGCTTTATTGAACTTGGTTCAACCCAGAGCGTAGCTTTGGGGGAATTTCCCAAGTTACAATTTTATAGCGTAGTCAGATATTGTATATATATTAAGAGGAGACCATAGCGGGTCCCGCTTTTTGGCTACTTGTGC